ATGGTTGTTATACCACTACAACCTGAGAAACACCCAGCATTCGGGCCACCCATTGTCAGTGCCGATGTCGCCGTGTCAAACATACCAGTAGTGAGAGTCACCAACCCAGTATTGCCCGCGAATGCCTTTTGGTAGTCAGTGACATTCCAGATATTTGCCGCATAGCTTGTTGCGTTTGTGCATCCTTGGAAAGCAGATGCCATACTTGTCGCATCAACATCGCCCCACTGCGTCACTGCCGTGATCTTGAGCTTGTCGCCACCGTTGTTGAAGTACCAGCGCGGGAAGGTTCCCTCGATGGTGATGGTCGGCAGAGTCGTGCCTGTCCCAGCGGCGTAGATATGCGCAAACGGCAGGTCTGCGTCTGTCTGTGCGGTTTCTACAGTGCCATCGCCCCAATCAATAGACAGAGCCCGCGCAACACCGTAGCCCGTTCCTGTGGTCGGCAGCGTGATCGTGCGCTGTGCCTCGGTGCCGTTGTCGATGATTGACCACTCGGTGATGAATGCGGTCAATGATGCGGCAGGCGCAACACCCACAACCTGCACACCATCCAGCCAAACGCCAAACTTACCCGACACGCCACTTGCAACGCCATCAAGGTATTGCTTTGGCTTTAGGGAAGCGGTTTGGATTGCGCCGTCGAGGAAGTATACCATTAGTCTGCCACCAAAACAAAATCGAATTCTGCACTGCATTCTGCGGTGCCAGCCGGAACTTTTGCGACAAACCACATATCTGTTTTGGCGGGAAATAACTCGTGTATATAGTTATCTCGCTCAACAGTTTGCTCAACGCCCGTGATGGTAGAAATTACCCTGACTGCTTTCGGAGTTGTCGTATTGTCGGCGCTCAGTCGCTTATTAAATTGGAATGTAGCAGGCTTATTGCTCTCCGATGTTAAAAATATCTTTTTGACGTATGCGGTTTGTCCGTTTGGAACAGTGTATACAGCTTGCGCACCTTGACTTGCCAACGCCTCTATCAAAACTAGGGTTGCCGTTGTGGTCGTGTGCGTGATTGTGATTGCGCCTTCATTGCCGTTGCCGTATGCACCAGCCTCGGATACATAGGCTCGATTGATGCGGCGATATGTTAGCGCGGATACAACGGGCGTTGTGCCGTTTAGATTGACCGTTTCTGAGATGGCGTTGAAGCTCCCGTCTAACCCTTCGATAGTCAACTTGCGCGCATGTGTGCCTGCCGTGTTGGTGTCGTTGGTTGATGCGCTAACGACTGTCAGCGTGTCGGTAGTGACAGGAAAAGCATAGGTGCCGCCTTGGAATCCGATAACCTCATAGCTAGTGCCAACAACGGAATTGTGCCCGAACTTGCGCCAGCCAATAGTGCCAGGCACCAGCCCCTTGGCTATTCGTAGCTCGTCACTTTCGAGAAGCCCCGTTGCTTCTCGTTCTATTCCGTTGATGCGTTCGCTCATGATTATGCGTCGCCCCAGACAACTTGCAAGCCCCATGTGCTGGCATCGGTGTTAGTGTAGGTAATCAACACGTCATCGCCTTCTGCTAGGCAAATTTCATTATTGCTAAAGTAATCCGTCACGGTGTTCATGCCTTGCGCAATCAAAACGGTATCATAAGCCGAACCGCTGTCGCTGTTGATGGCTACTTGAAAGTTCTCGTCAGTTGCGCCGACGCTGGAAAGATGCAGCATGATACTCAAAATTTTACTAGGCCGAACGATTGTGATCGTCTCGGACATTGCACCCGCGCCCGTTGCGCGGTGTACCTGATCGCCTGTAGCAATGGCGGCAAGGTTTTCTATATGTTGTGCTGTGCTCGTTGTGCTCATTGTACAGACTCGCTAAAAAGGTGAAAGGATAGCCCCGCCTCGATTAAGAGGCGGGGCGAAAGCACTACTACGCTTAGGTAGTGGTGGTGGTGGCAACCGTGTTGCTTGCGCCGATCTGATCCGTCACGATCAACGGTAGGCCGTTGGATTCGGTTGGGATCGGAGCAAACGCACCGGCAGCATAGGCGGTCTGACCAACTGCAACGCGGCTTGCCTGCAATTCTTGGCGAGTCGTGCGGTCACAGACAATATGCGTGAACGGGCGACCAACAGGAGCAAGCGCCATCATTTGGCTAACAAGCAAATCAGTTAGCTTGTGGCCGCTGGTGGCGTCCAAGTTGTAGATGCGACCAACAGAGTACTGTGAGCCAACCTGCAAGCCGAGATATGCGTCAATGTCGACAGCAAGCGCGGTGTATGGATCGGCGGAACCGTCCTGAGCGCGCGTGCGGTACATTTCAGACATTTGGACATTCTCATCGTTATAGAGAAGACAAACGTCATCCAATCCAGCGCGGATCAAGTATACGTTGCGGCTACCAGCGGCGCCGCCTGCATCAATAACCATGCCGTCACCAACATCATCAACAAACACGTTATCGGCAAGGCCATTGAAGCCCGTTGCAGAAGAACCGGTGCCGTCAATAACTTGCTTCTCAACATTGGCAAATGCGGTGCGCAGAGACTTGCCTGCTTGACCGGCCATGTATGCATCAACGCCGCGAGGGTCGGCCTTGGCAACAGCAATATCGCGACGGACGGAAGCATCCAAGAACTTCAGCGTAACGCTGACAAGCTCTTCAGCGCCGGCAGCGTTGGTGATACCAGTGTTGATAGCGCGGAAGCCAAGACCTGGGGCCGTGACTTCCTTGTTGTACTGATGCGTGGTACCGTAGCTAGACTTCTTTGCAGGAAGGACAGCCAAGAGAGGCGCGGCTTCAAGCAGGTCGGTTACGGAAATAGGGTCATTGTTGGCATCCGTGAGATTGAGAATGCCGGCTAGTGTGTCGTCGAGTGCCATAATAAAGGCTCCTTATTTAGTGCGCCGAACAGAGGCGGCACTGATGGGTTTTGGGGCAGGTTTGCCGGGGGTGTCGTTGGCGGTAAATGATGCAGGTTGCGCGCCCTTGATCGGTGCGGGTTGTGCCTTCAATTCTGCCAGCTCTGCTCGCAATGCAAGCAACTCAGCGCGTTCGGCTTCAGCGTGTAGCTGCCGAGCGTCTTCGTAGGTGCCGCCGTTTGTGACGGTTTGCAATGCGATTTCTTGGCCAAACTCAGATACCATACGCACAAGATCTGCTTGCGTGAATAGCACTTCTTTGACCGGTTCGGCCTCTGCTTCTTCTGCTTCGACAGCCGCAACAACGACCTCAACAGCTTCGACTTCGACAGCCTGCGATAATTCTTTTACGGGGGCGGCTACATCCTCCACCGCGATTACTTGAGCCAGTGCGCTTTCGTCAAGCACTGTATCTTGTTTGTCGGGCGATTCCATATGCGCCGTCTCCTGTTCTTGGTTTATAATAGTAGCACGAAATTTGTTTGTGCTATCCGAGAAAACATTAGTATTGGTATTGCCATCAGCCCCAAAAGGGGTAAAAGCGCAGCCGCGCAAAGGCCATTCGCGGATGATGATGCCAGGGCCGGCAAACTCAAAGCCGTTGACCATTGCCTTGCGACCTTCTGCGACTTCTTCGATCTTGATGCCGTCGCCGCCAAAGTTGATGGACGCTTCAAAGGGAATGCCAGCGCGTGATTGCTTCATCACCATATCTGCGCGGTCGCCTTCCTTGACTGACACAAGCGCGCCTGATAGGTGTACGCCATCTGCCGAAATGCGGCGCTTATTCGCAAAGCCAATGACCTCGTCGTGATTGTAGTCAATTGGTATGCGTTCTTTGCCGAAGAAGCCGGCGCTGTCGTGGATCACATTGCCCCAAAACCAGTGCTCTATCGGCTTGCTGGATCGAGCCAATAGTTCAAAGGGGGCGGTTGTGGCTCCGTCGCCGTTGTCGCGTAGTTCAAGCGGTGCCGCGAATGTGCATGCGCTTGCTGGGATATCGTTATACTTACTCATTGTTAGCTACCTCGGCTTCAATTTGTGCTATCGTGCTTTGGCCAGGCATGCCTACAACCAGATTGATGCCCTTCTTTTTGGCATACTCTACTTCTTCGGCCTGTTCGTCGATGATTTCAAAAAAGTTGTTGCCGTGCTTTTTGCATTGGCGTTGGCGGCTGTCGGTACCGTTATAGAGCGCGACGGCATCCCCGTTTGCCTCTTTTAGCTTGTCTAGCCACGGCGTACCCTCGCCAGTCCATTCTATGCGCTCGTTTACTTGCGCGGGCGTGAAGCCGGCGGTGTCTAGTAGCTTCTTGAACTCGCGGTCATTGGCGTACCAATCGGCTATAACACGGTCGTATATGATCTCAAGCGTTTCTGCGTTCTTCTCGCGCTTGTATTGAGCTGACTTTTCGTACTCTTCACGATCTGCAACGCGGGCTGAATATGATGCCTGCGCGCTGTCGAACGCGGTCATTGGGATGTCAAGCGCCAACAGAATCAGTTGAATCATTAGATGCGAGTAATCGGTGAATTCTGTCGATGGCGTATTAGACTCAATCGGGCTGACTGACTCGCCTGGCTCCATGTCGAACATTGTCAACCCGGATGGATCAAACTGGTATCGGTTGTCTGCTGTCTCGACGCCGGCTGCGTCGATGTCGTTGGCTGCTACTTCCAGCGTTGGGAAGCCGTCGGGAACTTCTGAAGATGTCGTGCGGTTGATCTGCAAGCCGAGAATGGCATGAAATTTGATCTTTAGTTGCGTCCACTCAAACGCCTCGTGTGCATCTGCGCACATATTTAGCGCGCAGGCAAGCGGAGAGATACCCCTCGTTTGATCAAATCTTCCCAAAAATCCATCAAAAGCCACATTGACCGCATCGACAACTTGGTCAAACACTAGGCTGTTGCTGTTGTCCATGCGCCTTGCAATCATGTACGCCAATGTTTCGCCGGTTGACTTGTCGATCTTTAGGCCATGCTCGGAGAATGCTTCGGCGTCGATACTTTTGGGTACATCGTTAGGTTTGCAAATGCGATCTGACTCGATGCCTTGCAATCTGCCGCCGTCAATCATAATGAATGCACAATCGCCGTCTGTTACTTTGCCGGCTTCAAAGATGCGCATTGCTTCGTTGCGGCTGTGACGCTTGGCAACATCCCAATTGCGCTTCTTTCCGTGGTTCTTCAGGCGGCGCTCCATTTCTTTGTCGAGCGCGTCATTGCCGGTCTTAAACAGCGGATTAAACTTGGATACATAGTCAACATGGCGGCGAATTGCCCAAGCCAATAGAGCGTAATTGCGGCGCTGATCCCGTGCAGTGGCAACTAGGCGCGATCTTGCGCCCTTGCGGAGTACCAGGTCCTCGGAGCGCGTGCCGCCGGTGCGCGGTGCCTGCCGCCTACCTTTGTCTTGTGACGCTTGGTAGTCGAACTGTGCGGCCTTGCGCGGCATTGGTCGGCGGTTCCCTGCCATTAGTATGACAAGCCCCCGAAGTTGATTGTCTTCATAAATGGGCGGCTTCCGTTTTCTTTTGCAAGTTGCGTTGTTAAGTAACGACGCTCGGCATATAGGGTTGCAAGGTTCGCGCGACGGGCTTCAATGCCGTCAAGCGTAAACGCCTGCAATCCCTCCGCTGCTGTTATAGCGGTTTGGTTTGCTTCAAGTTGTGCGGTCGTGGATAAAATGGCCAAATAAAAAACCCTCCGTTCCCTATAAGTTAATAGGGAAGGAGGGCCGAAGCAATACGCTGCGTAGATTTCTTTACTACGGTGTAGTAATTACTTTTCTGCCGGCGCTTTTTCGCTGGTTGGGAACTTTTTCCCGCAGTCCAAGCATTCGCGGTATCGGCGGCACAAATTCAAGCCAACGCCTGGAATTACCCTATATACGCCCGTGTTTACGCCGTGGCATTGAATGCAGGATCGTTGGCCGGCGCTGTTAATCTCGTTCGCGCCCCAATTCGCCTTTGTTTTCGGCTTTTCGACCGTTTTAGGTTGTGCTGACTCAGAAACAACAACCTCTTTTCCTGACTTTCCCCAGTTATTTGACTCTTGCAAGAGCGTTGTCAACTGTGCTGCCGAAGTACCGCGCGGCACCTTCAAGCCTCGCTCTTTGGCAAATCCGCGTAATGTCTTCATATCCATCGGTTTAATCGTCTCCATGCCTATTGTTTCCTTGAAATTGGCCCATTTTACTGGGCCGGTTGATAAAAATTGACGGTATCCCGCCACCTCGTCTGCAAAAATATTGTTGATCTGAGCGACCGTTTCCCATTGTTTCATGGTCAATGCGGGCATGATATGGCGTACAAGTTCAACGCGGTCGGCGTTTGTCATTGGCAACATGTCCAATAACCGCAGCCGATTAGCCCAAACGCCCAACAATTGCCGATCTGTGAGCTTGTACGGCACCTGTATCGGCTTGCGCGCCTTATGCCATACCTGTAGAGGCAATAGGTCAACCGCGCCGCCCATGAGCCATGTAGCGGCGCTTATGATCTCCTCGTCACATCCCCAACCTGTACCATACGCCCACGGCGCGCGCAATCCATCAAGATACCAGTCGCGCTTGAATGCATAGCATGCACCCATGACGCATGGCACTTGGCCGACCGTGCTGTCCTTGCGCCATTTGGCCGTCATTGCCTGCGGCTCGTTCGCGTCGTGCCCGTAGTCTTTCCATGCAAATCGCGCGGCGCCGTATGGTTTACCTGCCCATGATTCGCGGTTGCTGTGATAGCATTGCGCAACGGCAACGCTTTGCGGGTTGTCCATGCACCATTGCGCCATAATGTCAAGCGTGCCGGCCTGCACTCGCATATGACCATCCATGACAATACAAACCTCGCTGTCTGTTGCCTTAATAATGCCGCGATGCCTCATCAATTGCGGCCCTTTGCCTTCATTATCACTCATTACGATCACATTCGCGGCGCTGTTGGCCTTGATGCTGGCAACCGTTGCCGCAAGATCCGGCTCGCGGCGCTCGGCAATTATTACGCTATACTTCATGCTCTGCCTCGTCGTCATCTTCACCAAAGTTCAAATCAAAGCCGCGATCTGCTTCGTGGCATTGCCATTTGTACGCCCAACCAGTCAATGCCAGGCAAGCCATCGGTGAGCCGATTTTTAGCACGTGAGGAACGATACCGTTATCTGTCTTCATTTCAAATATGATGACGGCATCGCGTATGTTGCACTCGGTCAAGCCCATTGCAAGCATTCTGATCCGCTCGTCTGTTGCGTCAGTATTACTCATATCTTTTGCACCGTTACCTTTTTGCGTTTGCGTTTTTGAATGCGTGCGGCTTCAGGAACACCAGCAGGCCGCGCTCCCATTTGATGGCACGCAACCGTTGCTCCCACCATCGCATCCAGTAGGTCATTTCGTCTCCCAGGTTGTAGCCTCCAAACATAATGATCTTGCACCTCTCCTTTGATGTATTCCACCAATCGTTCGCTGCAAACATGCTCGGCAAGTTCGCGCTGTGTCTTTGGCGTTTTGCCAAAAAGTGATATGCTGCCGGCGCTTCCTGCCGACAATAGGAAGGATTTTTGCGTCGCCATGCGCCACCAATCTGAATTATGG